GGTATGGTTCAAAAATACATGACGGACTTAAAGACCCCACCAAACGCACCTAGCACGATTAAAGCGAAAGGGTCGTCTAATCCGCTAATCGACTCGGGAGCGCTGAGAGCGTCCGTAACGTATAAAGTTACATCAACTAAACCAACTGAGGGTTTGTAAAATGAACGAAGAAGATTGGCCGATTATTAACGTGGGTGTTTGGGACTCGGAGTTCACAGGAGCATGAGTCTAGACATGATGGGTTTCGTAGACCCCGTATTTACATCGATACCAGCGACACGTACGTTTAAAACTGGTGGTGGTTACGTTGACGGGATTTATCAAGAGGGCGTAGAGTCCACAACCCCACACACTGTGAATATACAGCCCGCAACGGACAGAGAAATCGAAGCGCTTGAAAAAGGCGGCGAACGTATCAAAGACGCTCGAGTGTTACATGTTAACGACGGTATCGACGCGAGTATATCGCCCTCAGACGTTTGGGAATTTGACGGCCAACGTTACAAATGCCACGAACTTGATAACCGTTATTGGCGTAACTATTGTCGCGCGGTGGTTAGTCGAATAGATAACCAATAGCGCGTTACGTTTCTCGGTGTTATACTGTGAACATTATTACTAACGCGTGTAACACATGAATCGTTTAGAGCTATTCAACATACTGCTACCGATCGTCCGTAGCGTGACGGGTGTGAGTGAGGTCATACTCGCTAATCAAGTGCGCTCAGACGGTACGGGTATCCCATCGCCGTCGGGCGAGTACATCACGATTGAGCCGAAACAATCCGTCTCGCAACGTGGTCAAGCTAACATCTACCGAGCCAATTCATCGACAGCGCAATCACTAGACGTCGATGTACGCGCTCAAATCATCGTAGAAGCCGACATAAACGTTTACCGCGGTGTTGACGCCATTAGTCGCGTAGACTCTCTCATAGAGTGTAACAAGCGTCCTGACGTATCGAACACGTTACGGTCTAATAGTGTCGGTTGGCAACGCGTAAGCACACCTAACAACCTCACACGTATGCAATCGGGAAATCCTGAACAACGCGCACAGTGTTACATCTATTTATATTACGAAACAACTTCACAAGCTACGATTAACTCTATCGAGTCGGCTAGCTGGGAAATACAAAACGAAGACGCTCAGATTGTGGCGTCTGGTTCAATTGATTAGGAGCTGGTCACATGGCCGATATTAAAATCACAAATTTACCGCTCGGTACGGACATAGCTGACGACGACGAGCTTTTATATATTGACGTTAGCGACCAGACCGCAGGACCAGACGGCACCGATAAACGTGTACTTGTTGGTTCACTACGTAACATTGCTGAACGTAACGCCACAACGGAAGACTTAATCGCGTCTGATTTATCGTCTTTCGCAGTTGGTAAGTCTATCACAACTGTGGGTTTCTACGAACCTGGTGATGGTGGTGGCGCTCAATGGGTTAAGGTCGCTGACACTGATACTCCTAGTCAAACCCCAGCACAGTTGGGGGATGCTAAGTTTACCGATTCTGACGGTGCTGTTTGGGAGTTGGCAAATAACTACAGCTATAACGCAAAGCAGATAGGTGGTGAGTCCTCATTACCTATAAGTAGTCAAGGTTCTGAATCGTCATTCAATATCACAGCCATTGCTTCGGACAACATAGACCAGACCACCGGCGGTGGGTCGAAGGTAAACGGATATAAAGTCACACATGTTTTCGGAGGTGAGAGCACTAGGGGTGGTAGACATGGTTTGTATTCCGTTTTGGTACAAGGACCCCAGACAGCTACAGACAACCCTGATAGGAACTACGTGGCTATTCAAGGTCATGTTATAGTCGGTAACAACGCTGACGGCGGTGTCGTGGGTGGTTATAAGGGTGCTTATTTTGGTTTAAGCTCATTCGCACAATGCCCAGCGTCTGCGAAGGGTGTTCTTAACGTATCTGGTGCTGAGATAAACACTAACGTTTTAGACGGTGCTGAGGTGAAGTTAAAGACTGGTGTGCAAGTGGTGAGTGCTGACACTGGGTTCGGAGACATAGACGCTGGTTATTATATATCTAAAAAAGGTAGTGCTGTAGGTTATAATAAAGGATTCATGTTAAGTGACTACAATGGTGGATTCCCAATACCCGAAACTGGCGATATGTTTTACGCTGGTTCGGATGGGGCAACAAGGTACACCGTTAATAATGGTATATGGTTTGATAGAATAGACTTCACAACGTCAATTATTAGATCTGACAACTACGTACTTAGAGGTAGTGGCTCTACTGAGGTTGGAAGTTTATCTGCATCTAGCGTAATAACTCAAGACCACCACACATCAGGTAACAATATAGATTACGACTACAGGGTGCAGTATTCTGGTGGTAATGCGACAACAGGTAATGGTGTAGCATTACACATCGGCACATCCATATTCAAAGGACTGATTAGACCCTCTGAAAACAGTGTTTACGATTTAGGTTCGTCAAGCTTTAGATATTCTAATGTATACGCGTCTGTAATGGATGTTTCAAACATTATAAAAATGACACCTCTGACAACTCAACCTACAACATCAGCTGGTACTATGGCTGTTGATGACGGTTCTAATTGGTCTGGAGTTAACCCGACTGGCTCACCTAGGCCAGTGTTCAACGATGGTACTTCGTGGGTAGCGATGTTCTAACCTGTTTAAACCCTAACACTAGCGCTACGCACCTAACAGTTGTATACTGTTAGGTGATTGCAATCAGGAGCATTTTAAAATGTCATACGATATAAATAACATTGTACCTATCAACGTGTCGATTTCCCCGACGGGTTTAGGTACGGCTAATTTTGGGAGTGCGACACTATTCGCTCCTGAATCAGAATTACCAGTCGGTTTCGATACAGATACCCGACGCGTTTACACATCGCTACCAGATTTATCTGTGGATTTCGCGAGTACAACCGAAACGTACCAAGCGGCTAGTAAATGGTTAGGTGGTACACCTTCTATGAACGAGCTGACCGTTTACGGTGTTGACTCAACTGACGCAGATTGGTCGACTACACTTAACAAAGCGCGTAACGAATATTGGTGGTTTTACACTTTCGTAACTGCTGACGTTTACGCATCTGTTACAGACGCTACAGAAGTTGCGACATGGTGTAACAATAACTCGTCATGGTTCCAAAACTGTCAGACTGGTGCTAACGCCACAGCGATACGCGATATTAGCGACGATACAGACATTGCAACAGAGTTCACTACGTCTGGTTATCGATTCGCTGGTACACTCGCACACGCTACAGACCCTTACGCGGGCATTACACTGTGTAAATTATTCGCTAAAGTTAATTACAACGTTACAAACTCAACGATTACCGGTGAAGGTAAAGTGTTAAGTGGTGTTGCGGGTGAAGACTTAACGGGTACAGCATACGCAGCGATGAAGCTAGCGACTAAGAAATGTCAATTCTATACTCAAGTAGAGAATAAAGGTTCAGTCGACGCAGGGCGTGTAATCAACACATGGTCACACAGTTCATTCGGTGAATTCATGGACGACGTGATTAACCTCGAAGCGTTTGTAAATGCGATTGGTGTACAACTGTATAACACAGTGTTCAACCAAACGACTAAACTAGGTCAAGACGTTGTAGGTCAATCGGTACTTATCGGTGCGGCTAAAGCAATTTGTGAACAGTATATTCGTAACGGTTATTTAGGTCCGCGTAACTATACCGATCCAGACGATGGTTTATACAAATATACTGAAGGTTACGAAATCTTAACGCAACCAGAAGAGATTTTAAATCTTACCGACGCGCAACGTGACGCCCGTGAATCAGCACCGTTACGTATTCGTATATTCCGTAAAGGTGCGATACATTCTGTACCTGTCGACATTTCTGTTTATTAAGGAGTCATTAAAATGGCCTTGCAAAATTATGGTACCGACTCGTTTGTATTCACATTAAACCGTCGCCCTATTACGGATTGGGGCGAAACAGCCTCACCATTTCAAGACGCACCGATTGACCCGAAGCGACAAGTACGTCGCGGTCAAGGTGGTCGAGCTGTACGTTTAGACCGTATCAACCCTGGCCGTACTGTACAGCTGTATCTAAACCCTGGTTCAGCCGATAGCGCTTACGTTCAATCGTTATTTACTGCCGGTACTGAGGTTGTGTGTGCTTACCAACAAATCGGTACACTTGAAGGTGCTGTAGGTACTGAAGGTGCTGTAACGAACGACGCGGCTAATAACCGTGCGGGTTCAACGATTTCAGACGACCAATACACGTTAGAATTTAACGGTTGGAACGCTACGAAGGGCGGTGCGTAATGTCACAAATTAAGTCAATTACAATAAATTCAAAAACGTTTAACGTTGCTCAAGCCCCAGCGCTTGAGCAAAAACGACTCATGTTGTTACTTGGCGGTAAGATAGCGTTTAACTCTAACGCTGCGGACGCTGACATCAATGTGAAATTACTCGTCGGCGCGTTAATGACGTTACCCGAAGAGACGTTCGACAAGGTGTCGAGTATCGTACTGTACAAAACGTTTTTATCAGGTTCAACCACGTCGATTGATATACACTCGTTTCAGGGTGGTATGATTGAATACTTTACGCTCGTAGCGGAAGCTGTTGCGTTTAACCTGAATGATTTTTTTACATGGCTCGACGCCGACAGAGCCGGAAGGCGAGCGAGCGAAAGACCAACGACGACGAATTAGTCGATTGGTTTTTTATGCGACCATGTGTAGGTGTGACAAATTTATGTCCACCGCTTTGCACATGGTCTCAGCTACAAGACGGCACGTATTCAATCGCGGACGTGATGCGGTTCAATATTACACTCGATGAAATGATAAGGGCGGCGGAAAGTGTCAAAAGTAATTAGTAGTTTTCTAGTCGGCCTAGGTTTCAACGTAGACCAGAAGGGCGCTAAAGAGTTTGAGGGGAGTATCGACTCGGTACGCTCCAAAGCTCTACAGCTCGGCTCGGTCGTTGCGGGTGGTCTAGGTATCAAAGCACTGACCGCTGACTTCGCGGCTGGTCGCGATATGCTCGGTAAATTCTCAGAAACGTTCGGTGTATCGGCTAACAACGTAATGGCGATAGGTAACGCGCTAGCTACTGAAGGTGGTACACTCGACGGGTTCATGTCACAACTTGAAAACCTTGAGCGTGCACGCGCTCGTATTCTAGTAGGTGATGTGGGATTCTTCGCACCGGCTGCGAAAGCGGGTATCGACCCTAACACCATCGCAGAAGCTAATAACGCAACCGAAGCGTATTTAAGTTTAGCAAACGCGTTCCAAACTATGAATACTCAACAACGACTAAACGCCGCTGAAGCGTTGGGTCTTGACGAGTCGAGTATCCGACTATTAAGTCGCGGTCGTGACGACGTTAACGCGCTTGTAGAACAGTTCAGAGGTATACGACCAGTAACGGAAGAATCAACCGAAGCCGCTGCAAAGTTTAATCGTGAATGGCTCAAAGTTAAACAAAACGTAGGTGGCGTTACGGACGCTATTGCTGGACCGTTAACAATGGCTGTCGCTAATGTCACAGAAGGTATTAACAGTTGGTTTAGCGACGATCAAGCTGGGCGAATTAAAAAGTATGGCGACTTAACTAAAGCTGCGTTCGGGTGGATAAACCCCGAAGAGGTTGCAGAGTCGTCGGGTTTACCTGAATGGTTGTTCAAGCCAATCGATCAAATGATACTTGACGACGACCAGCGTACCGATATAGGTCGAGGTATTCATCAAGCACTAGCGTTATTTGGTAACGAAGAGTCACAAGCCGCACTTGACGCCGAAGCGTCTGCAGGTGGTTACACTGATGCGTATAACTTTAAACGACCTGATATAATCGATAGTAACGTTTGGAAACCACAAAACAATCTAAGCGGTATCGACTTCGCTTCGCAACGTCGAGGTGCTACAAGCGGCCAGAGCGTACCGCAGCGTCAAACGATTGAGATACCTATTATACTCGACGGGCAAGCGTTAGACCGTCGCACTGTTGAAATCGTGGACGGTATGGCGCAAACTGCTATCGATGACATTACGTCGAATACGGAGGGTTAGAATGTCACTTTTAAATATTTTCACACCTAAATCACCAACGTTAGCGGGTTTAGAGTTCGACGCGGTGCTCGAAGATACGTTCGAGGCTGAAGTCGAGGTCACAGGTTACACCGTGGAATTAGGCGCGCGTGTAAGTGATCATCGTATCGTTAAGCCGTTTCGCTGGCGTATCGTTGGCGCAGTTAGTAACACACCGTTCAGTGCCGCTGGTGCCTTAGATGGTTTAGTTAGTGGCGCGTTAAGTAACCTGACAAGTAACGGTGTGTTAGCTACAGCAGCAGGCGCGTTTGGTGGTGTGTTAGGTGGTATAGTTGCCGGTAGTAACGAGGCGCGGGGTTCAGCTACACTCGACTACTTGTTGGATTTAATGACACAAGGTGAACCGTTCGACATCGACGCGGGCGATATACAGCTCACCAATATGATTATAACTAATCTGCGTAGAACGAAAGACCCTGAGAACGAAGGGGGTTTAATATTTGAAGCTGAATTACAAGAATACTTCACGTTGACGACAGCGTTAAGTGCTAATCAACCGAATGACAGTCAATTGAATCAAGACGACCCGAGCGCTTCACAGGCTAGCTCTACTAAAAATCTAGGGCAGATTAACGGGTCAACGTCAACAGATTCGACAGTGAACCTTATAGGGGATTTATTCGGATGATTACTTTACCGCTTAAAAACGGCGCGTCGAATGCTCATCAAATATTCAGTATTCAACTAGGCGATAACTTTTTAGAGTTCACGTTGAATTATATAACTGAATCGGGTCCCGCTTGGTCGTGTGATATCAGTCGAGAAGGTGAAACACTTATCGCGGGTGCTATGCTTGAACCAGGTGCGATAATCACTGAGAACTACGAAGCCGACATAGGGACGCTATACATGGTTGGTTCAGAGGTAACGCTCGATAACCTCGGAACGGATAACAAACTCGTATGGGTGTCAGACGATGAGTGATTATAACGATAGACGTTGGAGTGTGGACATTGACGGAGCGGAGTTTATAGCCGAAACGTCGGGTCGACAGTTTAAATGTACGTTTGAGATACTTCACGACTTCGGCGGTTATACGAGTTATGCTGACTTAGCATATTATAATCTGAGTGAAGATACGGCGAACAAAGCGTTTAAACGCGGTAAGTCGTTAAGTTTTCGCGCTGGCTACGTTGAATCGGTTGATACAATCTTTTCAGGTACGATACGAAACGTTATAAGAGAACGTCGAGGTCCTGACACAATCACGCGTGTGATTTGTCGAGGTGGTAAACTAACCGACGAACAAACGCAAATTAACGAAACGTTAGGTAACGGAACAGCAGCAACGGACGTTATACGTGCGTGTGGTAAAGCGTTGGGGTATCCGATTGTAATGGACGATACGCAGTTTAGCGACGTAGCACCGTATATTTACGGGCCAACGTTACAAGGTGATCCGCGCACACTACTCGACAAGTTAGCGTACACCCATAAGTTTGATTACATCATAGAGAACGATAAACTAGTCATAGTACGCAAAGGCTCGTATCGTGAAGGCACTGTGAATATAATTTCACAGTTTACAGGGATGGAAGGCATACCAGAAATAACTGAAGTTGGCGCGGACGTTGTAACACGTTTAAACCCTAAAATTCGTATTGGTGGTCGGTTTCGTATCGAGTCTGAGTTAGCTAGGTTTAATTTTAGCAACTTATACTTTCGTGACATTCCTGAAAGTGCGGGGCAAGGTGAGTATAATATTTTCCGTATTGCGTATACGGGTGACACGTGGGGTGACGCTTGGTCGAATAAAATTACAGGTATTCGTAGTACTAACACATAGGTGTGTGGTCAGCGTTGGAATCGAACCAACCTCAACGGGTGTATACGCCCGCAACTCACCTGAGACTAAGGGACTCGAACCCAAATAACCGTTACTGACCGTCTAAAAAGCCCCGACAAGTATCGGGGCGAAAACTTCTAAATTGAATAACACCTTGGGTTTAAATTAAGGGTTATGATACAAAATGTATCGGTTGTGTGTAATCAGGACTCGAACCTGAACCAGCATACACGATCGGGTACGCTTTCATAGCTTAAACGCGATTAAGCAAGTCTACCATTAAAACAATTACACACACCGTTACACTCTAAAAAGCCCCGACAAATATCGGGGCGAAAACTTCTAAATTGAATAACACCTTGGATTTAAATTAAGGGTTATGATACAAAATGTATCGGCTGTGTAATGATACATGACTCTTATCGATTTACGGGCTTGCGGGTCATCCTACGCCGTTGGTCATTACACACCGTTACATTCTAAATCGACCTACCGTCTATTGTTCAACAGTCGTTAAGTCTCGCTAATCTATCGGTCATAGCCCCGAGATATTGACCACCTCCTCGTTTAAGATTCGATATTCACATCTTAATATGTAGTCGGCCGTTGGCAGATACTCCCGCTAATCGAGCTGTTTACGTCACTAGGACTACTCGAACACTGTCTACAGGACTAACTTTAATCGCTGGTGACACATACGTCAAGTACTTTTTATTTTTTATTTACTCAGGCAGTGTTATACTGTGGATATTATGACGATTAAAGCAACTCTAACCGAAGCGTTTAAACGCGCTAAGCTCGAAGCGATGAAAGAAGTCGCAACATCTATACCCGGTCACGTAATAGCGTTTGACCCTGCGACTCAACACGCCCAGATACAAATCGGTGTGGTGCGTATAGATGTTAACGGTACTGAGTTCAGCCCACCGCCACTTATCGAAGTACCTGTAGCGTTTGTCGGTGGTGGTGAGTATTTTCAAGAATACGAAATAAACCCTAACGACGAAGGGCAAGTGTTATTCTCGCAACGCTGTATCGACGGATGGAAAACGACGGGCGGTATCGCTCAAAACCCTATTTTACGTTTCCACGATTACAGCGATGCGGTCTTCATTCCAGGTATACGTTCACAACCTAATGTGATCATCGACCACGCTAACAACGGTATTCGTTTACGTAGTAAAGACGGTACGCGTTACGTATGGTTAAAGAACGACGGAACAATCGAAACGACTAACGGCACGGTTACACGTACTGATTCACCCGACGGGACATTCACCGAAACGAACGGTAATTTCACACGTGTGGTTAACGCTGACGGCTCGATGAGTGAAACGAACGGCGCGTACAATAAAACGGTAAGTACGGCTGGTGTTGTGAATATTAACGGTTTCATAATCCTATCAGATGGTTCAGCATCAAGCCCCGTACAAGTTCAAGCGCTTACCGTCATCGGTACATCGTCGCTTATCGTGTCAGGTAAAGAAGTTAAAGAGCACGTACACGATAAAGGTACTTATATCGACGCGGGTGACTCGCCGCTCAAGTCTGGCAATAGTGGAGCATTATAATGACTGTGAGATTACTAGACGCTGACGGAGACATATCGACAAGCGGTCAACAATTCGCAACAGGGCGGGAAGAAATCGCACAAACTGTACAGACGCGTTTACGTTTATTCCTTGGTGAGTATTTCCGCGACGTAACAGACGGTACACCGTGGTGGGAATCGATACTTGGTAAAGAAGGTACGTTGTCGAGTAAAGAAGCGATTATAAAATCACGTATCGTACGTACCGAAGGTATTGAACAACTTATCGAGTTTAGTACTGATTTCGACATAAACACCCGTGCATATAGTGTATCGGCTGGTATACTTACACCATATGGTACAACTTATTTTACAGTGAGCGTTTAACATGGCTGAAATTACGTACAACGGTTACGTTCTTAAAAATCAAAACACTTGGTACGCTGAAGAACAACAGCTTTATCTCGACATTGACGCTAATTGGAATTTAGACCCGTCAAGCCCTGACGGTTTAAAGCTCGCGTCGGACGCTGAGATATTCGCAAACCTCGACGAGCTAGCGCAAAAAGCGTATAACTCGAAAGACCCTAACAAAGCGAAAGACGTTGACCTGAATGTATTGTGTTCAATCACCGGTACGACTCGCAGTGAAGGTACACCATCAACCGTGACGTTAACCCTAACTGGTGTGAACGGTACGGTTGTAAGCGCTGGTAAGATTGTTGAGTCTGCTTCGGATGGTTCACAATGGACAATCGACTCGGACGTTACGATTGCAAGTGGTACAGCGACGGTAACTGCTACATGTACGGAAAACGGTGCAACGGCTGCGAGTATCGGTACACTAACTAAAATTGTGAATACGGTGGGCGGTTGGCAAACTGTCACTAACTCCACGGTTGCGACACTTGGTACTGACCGTCAATCCGATTCGTTGTTACGCGTTGAGCGTCGTCGTTCGGTGGCTCGCCCAGGTAACAACCAACTCGACAGTTTGACAGGTGAGTTGTTCGCTGTCGATGGTGTTAGGCGCGTTAGAGTATATGAAAATTATACATCGTTTACTGATGACAACGGTTTAACACAACATAGCGTTGCACCTATTATAGACGGTGGGGCTGATGCCGATATCGCAAAAGCTATATTCATTAAGAAAAACCCAGGTTGTGATTTGTACGTCGCGGGTACACCTGTAACAGTTGAAGGTGTTTACGATAAATATATTAACAACGCGACAGACATTACTTTCTCAAGACCTATATACGTCGATGTGGATTTAGTGATTAACATTACTGATGACGGGACTTTACCTGTTGACGTAGAGGATCTAATAAAAGACGCTATCATTGACTACACTCAAGGGTCGTTAATCGATTCAGATGCGGGGTTTAACGCCACGGGGTTTGACATTGGTGACGACGTACCAGTTAGACGACTCGATACGCCTATTAATCAAGTTATAGGTCAGTACGGTAACTCGTACATTAACACAATGAGCGTTAACGGTTTTACATCTGGTTCACTACCTATCGAGTTTAACGAATTGACTCGTTGGTCTGAGGACAATATACGGGTGATCCTATCATGACGATATCACCCGATCGCATTTATGCGCAATACCGAGACAAACCGAAAGCCGTAGCGTGGTACAACATCGTACCCACGCAAGCGGCACAGATCGAAACGGTGCTTAACGATATTCGATTCAGTTACGATATCGACACTAATGAGGGTGAGCAACTAAACGTTATCGGTCGAGTTGTGGATATAAGCCGACAATACCGTAACAAGTTTGAAGAAATAACACCACCCTTCATCGTGGACGGTGCTGTCGATGATGAGGTTTATCGATTACTTATCAAGTCTAAGATACTTAAAAATAATTCAGACGCTACGATCGATACGATAGTCGACTCGATACAATTCATAAGTGATGCAACAAACGCGAGGGTATTAGACCACCGTGACATGTCGTTCAGCTTGATATTTCAAAACGCTTTAACGGATAAAGAGCGTTACATACTTAACGTTTTTGACATTGTACCGCGTCCGCAAGGCGTGCGCTTCCGTGGTTTTGTTGAGGAAGGTAATGCCGCACAGTACGGAAGTGGTGTACAATATAACGATGGTACTCAATACGGTCGTTACTTCGGTGCGTACTTCAATGAGACAACGTATTTAGCTAGACCTGACGACGGGCGATACTTAACGCAGTCTGGGTTATTCTTAACACTTTATTAAACGGAGCATGTGAAAATGCCTTTATTACCACCTCAAGAATTTGGCGCTGCATACTCCAACGCGGCCACAAGTGAATACCCAAGCGGTTCGTATAAAGACGAGACTGTACCGGGTTCATCACGAGACGGTTCACCGCTCGTAGCTGTAACTGAAAACGACCGTTTAGGTTTTGACTATGCTTTAGCTGACGAAGTAGGTATGACGTTTACAAACGTACCTGATACAGCGTTAAGTTCGCAGCGTCTTGAAGCTCATAAAAAACTAATACATCAAGAGGTTATCATTGAACCTTTTAACTTTGACGATGTTGACGCTATGATAGCTTATTCCGACCATGAGGAAGGTTTAAGATATTGTACAGGTAATTCGTTTTGGTTGGTTGTCGGTACAGCTGCATTATCAACAGGGACTTACATTTCGTTAGGTGGTTCTCTTGGTGTTGTCGCTTTAAACTTCCTGCACGTTGACGACTTCGGTGCTGCTGGTGATTACCTGTTATCGGATAGAACTGTTAACCCTAGTCCCACTGACGACACGACTATCATAAAAGACGTGTTAACTTTGTGCGAATCTATGGGTAAACATTTCGTAGCGTCTAACAAATATTACATGTTGACCGAGAGTATAAACCTTAAAACAGGTTTAATGATGCGTGGTGGCGGTCGACAAACTTACGGTGAGTTCGATCAATCTAAAGCGTCAACAACGTTTAAATTTGTCGGTGTTACTGGTTTCTGTATCACTACCGACCAATATACTAAAACGTTAGTTATCGAAGATTTCAGCTTCGAGGGTGACTACACATGTTCAGGTATCTCTATGGGTTTTCAGTCTAGAGAACTAACGCTAAACCGTGTAAGTCTTAAATACTTTAATAACGGTATATACACAAACGACTGTTTTGTTGCTTCGTTGAAAGACGTAACAATAACCGCACAGGGGGTGGGTTTGGATTGGGGCGCTGGTACAACATTAAGTGTTGACAACATAGGTATACAAGGCGACCCAAGACTTGACGGTATTGACATTGGTATGAGGTTCCGAGGCGGTCTAGCTAACTCTAAGTTTAGCGGTTTTATACAGTACGCTAAAACATTTGTAGCGTACGCTGGGCGAAATAACGTGTTATTAGGTAGTATGGATTTTGAATTTGCTGACGATAGTGAAGGGTCTAGACTTATTCAAATAGGTGACGTGTCAACAGGCTCGTTAACATTGCAAAACATAACGGCTGTTCTAGGTACTGCTACTGATGACATAGGGTTTTTCGAGTATGTGGGTGTAGCTGAGGGTACGTTCATACTTGACATACAGACCATTTATCAAAACATACCTCCACAAGATAAGTGGTTCTATGAAGATGGCGGGACGTTCAATCATAACGTGTACATTAAAAAAGATATGTTCACACCGTACGAATCTAAATTGAATTCGACTATAGACGACAGACTTTTTCAACTCACAGGTAATAGTGACGCTTCACAGGCTGACACAATATATTTATCTGGTAGTGGTACTTATCCGTTAACAATGCTTGAGGTGTTGTATTACGGTACGATGGTTGATAAGAACAATAGTTATTTACGTAACGGTATTGAGAATTTAAAATTCGGTAACGGTGTAACGTATCGAATAGCTACAGCGGCCGTAACGGGTGGTACTGTTGGTCAACCTATGGTGTCGTACATATCGGCACGTTACGATGCTGTAACTACTTACGGTATAGTTACACCAGCTGTGGTTACGTCTACTAGTCAAGAAGTCCCGATAACGATTGACGCTACTGCTGGTACTTTTACAATAACTGCACAAACAGAAGTTCAATTGTTTTTCATATCTAAAGGTTAAATAATAGGAGTGTGAAGTGATGGCCGATCCAACTAAACCAGATTTACCTAACGACGACAAGAAACAGAAGTAATGTTCTTCGTCATACTAGCGGTGGCCTTCGGGCTGCTCGCTATTCACCCTAAAGCACGTTATGTGTGCTGTCTGCTTTGCGGACTTAACACTTTTTTACTTATTATTTCTTTACTTTGCGATAAAAACGGCGATACGTTATACTTGTTACGTACTATCGGTACAACCGCAGTAGCGGTATTAGCATGTATTCCAAAAACGACAATCGGTTTTCATCAAGCTTTTATACAACTAGCTATATTGTGTAGTTACGTTATGCTTGCTTACGATGTCACACAAGGGAAACACGTTTTAATTTATAATAATTATGAAACGGTGATTTATGGCCTTGTTGCTTGTCAATTTGTTGGAATTTTCACAGCGATATGGGACGTTAATTATGATCACATTAAACGTGGTCTACGTAGCCGTTTATATTTACAGAGGAATAAAAGAACATGAGCGCACATTCGTTAGATGCCACAAATGCAAACATTATCGTGTCAAGCACGACAGGCGCGGCAGTGGCGGCAACTAGTGCTATGAATGTGATTAACGAATACGCTGTGATCATAGGTTTATTGATAAGTGTTGTTTCGTTAGTGGCTGGTGTGTGGTTCAAGATAGCTTCAAACCGTAAAGAAGATGTTAGGCGTGAAGAAGAATTAGCGTATCGTGCTGAAGAAGCGCGACAATCGAGAATGCAAATCGACGCGCTTGCTGCGATGATGGAAAGTATGATCACCCGCGACGGGATTGAGCGTCGTGAGGAACCCCGCATATAATATCTTCGAAATAACCAAGCCCAACACCTTGTAACATACTCGGCGTTCGTCCGTTATCCATTTCGTGTAATAGTATTTCGTGCGCTTTTTTGAGTGCTTCAAGCAACTCGGCGTTACGTGCTTCGAGTGTGGTCAACTCAACACTTGAGGGCATTCCCACTGGTTCCTCATCACCGAACAGCACTTTCATTTGTTTACCATAAAAACAATAGTCTAAAGTGGGAGTAATGTTTTTACAACCTACCCGCTTTAGTTCGTCGTGGTCAACATACCAACAACCACCTTTATATGTGGCTTTAACAATTGACCCGACCGGTAAATCTAAAGCTACATACGGGTTTTTAATAATTTGTATATTCATGTGCAGTGACCCTCTGTTAATTAGCGCCACGGAGTGTGACGCTTTCGGATAGTATTGTCTATAGTGACGGGGTTGTCAATAAATTATATATACTTCCATCACGCTGAACGAACTCAAACGTGCTTGACGATATAGAATGTCCTCACCGTCATCTTCAAGTCTGAATTTTATAACATCGTCTTCAAGCGATGGTT